TTATGTCAGTGACAAAGCCAACGGCAGCGACAATGCAAAATCGCCGACCTGACGAACTTCAATCATGGTTCCGGGCGGCAGCCCCGCCAGAACGGCAGCCGCGATATGCACGTCCGGGGCCGAGCGTTCCCATGGCGCAACGCCGGGAACCGGCGGCGACAATGTAATCCGCCACGCCTCCTGCCCCTCGCCGATCGGCAGGTCGACATGATCGCGCCAACCGGTATCGACACGGCTGCGCCGCCGCCAGGATATCAGAACCCCGCCTGCACCGTCGGGCAATATCCGTCCATGCACCGGCGCCAATGGCGACAGCGCCGCACCGGCGGTGGTTACCGCCACCTCGGTCATGGCCGTGCCGCCGCGCGGCGCCCACTGCAATCGTGCGCTGCCGCTCTCCGCCGCAATCGCCAGCGCATCGGGCAACAGCAGCGGCGCGCTATCGTCGAGCAGCACGAATGGCGCGCCTGCCGCATGCGTCATCGCGCTGGCAGTCCCAGCCCGCCCGCGCAACAAGTGGGACAACCGCCATGTCGCCGGACCGACGACCTCCGCAGTGCCGAATTGCATCAATTCACCGCCCACCATAACTTGGTTTGCACCGCCCAGCAGCGCGGCATCACCAACCGATTCCAACGTCATCGAAGGGTTGACCAGCGTCACCAGCACCATGTTGACGCCATCGATCAGATATTCGCTGCCAGCCGCCAGCGGTTCCATCAAATGTCCCAGCGCCGCCGCCGGTCGCACCGTGCCAAGCGCGACCGGCTCGGCATCGACCGCGGCAACGAACCAGCAATCCGCACCGCGCCAGCCATCGTTGCTCCCGGCGGCGGCGATCAATATCCGCGCCGTCGACGCTGCCGGGCTGCCCAAATTGGGCAAGTCGAACAAATGCACCATAGCGTCCGCATCGGGCCAGTCGGGTGGCCGCACCGGAATGCCCGGCTCGGCGGGCAACTCGGCGGCGGGTATCGGCTGGTATCGTTTCAGTTCCAGCAAGATGTCGCTCGCCCGCACATTGTGCCCGGCCAGCCGCCACGCGCTGCCATCCGCCAGCTCCAATATCCGCCCGACCGGCAGCGCCAGTGCCGCCAGATCGGCTTGCCAAATTAATGTCTCGCGCCCGTCCGCCGCCGCAGTAGCCAGTCGCTGCGCCAACGCGCGCGCCGAAGACGCAGGAAGCACTGTCGGCAAATCAATCCGCTCTTCGCGCACCCCACCGCCCGCAACCGCGCTGCTCTGCTGACCCAACTGATAATCGCGTTCGGGTTCATAATGACGCAGCCGGATCGATCCCGGCAGCGACGCCAGCGGCGCGCGTTGCCGCTCAATCACGTCGCTCCCAGCCTCTGCCCGCCGCGCCTCGCGAAAGCTGCCCAGCGCCAGCGGCGCCCCCGCTAAAGATGCAGGGGCCAGCCGCCATCCGTCCGAACCACTGACCAACCGCGCGCCATCGACCTCGAACAGCGGTGCCAGCGCGTCACGCCCCCGGTCGCCCGACGCGGCGTAACCCGCGAACGGCCATTCGCCCGCACAGCGCCCGCTCTCGCCGAGCAGCGCATTTCCGATAAAACCTGAATCGACGTCCCCCGCATCGGCCTCGACCTCAAAAGTGAGCGACGGGATGCGGTTGCCGAATGCGCCCAGCTCCAGCTCCTCGAACACCGCATAGGCCAGCCCGCGAAACCCACTCGCCGATCCCGGCCCGACCGCCGACGCGATCAGCGGATCGACCGCCTGATCCTCGCCGCCGTCATGCCAGCGAAAAATGCAGCGCTCCTGCAACGTCCCGCTCGTCCCGCGCAGCAGATTGCCGTCGGCCCAGATCCGCCGGATCGCCCGGATCGGCCGCGACGACAACGCCACCGCCAGCGACACCGCATAGCTATATTCGGTGACCGACGGCCGCCCCTTGCCGCCGCCGCTTTTATTGCGCCGCTCGATCAGGTCGGTTGCCCAGATCACGCTCCCCGCGACGCGCATCGTCCCGAACAATTGCGGGATCTGTTGGCCATAGGTCGATGCCTGCACCTTCAGATCGGCCAGCCGCGGCCCCTCGCGCGCCCTGGGCTTGAACACCGCCGCATCGACCTGTTGCCCCAGTGCCGCACCGATCGCCGCCCCCACCGGCCCGCCAACGATCCCGCCCACCACCGTCAGCACCAACGTCGCCATCGCTCAATTCTCCTGAACCAACCGCCAGCGCGGCGCCGCCAACAACATGTGGTCGAGCGGCGATTCGACGACCCGGCGCAGTCCCGCATGGGCATGAACGCACCGGTCCGGTCCCATCAGCGCCAGGTGAAATTGCCCCGCCGCGAGCGCCACCAACGCGACATCGCCGCTCTGTTGCGTCCCATCCGCGGGGATAAAACCCGCCCGCGTCAGCGCCTCGGCGATCCGTTCTTCCGACCAGCCGCGCAGCGGGTAGTTGCTCGGGCGGATCAGCCGCCGCCCCGCTGCCGCATAGGCCGCCCACACCAATCCGACGCAGTCGAGCCCGGTCGCCGGGTCATAGCCCTGCGGTCGGAACCGCGCCCCGACCAGCCGCCGGGCGCGAACAAAGGCGCGCGCGCCCCAATCCTGTTTGGACGGCTCATCCACCGGGATAACGCGTGAGCAGATCATTGCCCGGCAGATGCGCCTCGCCGCGAAAGTTGATCGCATTGGCAAAGCGGTCGCGGCACGTCGCCAGCTGCTTGTCGCACCCCTCGATCAGCCGCACCCGCACCGCGCCCACGACCGCAAACACCGGCCCTTCGGCCAGCTGCAACACCGCCCCCTCGGCCGCAATCACCGGACTCGCCAGCCCGCAATTCCCGCCCTCGCTCCACAGCAACTCGCCGAATGCCATCCCCGCGACCGCGCTATCGAGCGTCACCGCGCGCCCTTCGACCGCCACCACGCGCCGGACATGCGTCCGCGGCGCCAGATCCACGCGGCACGCCCGATCGCCCAGCATCGCGCGGCATGACGGCGACGTCGCCGGGCACACCGGCCGGTCGAGCAGCCGCGTCACCCCCTGCAATTCCGCCGCAAACGCCGCCCCGCGCCGCTCAATCGCCCCCAGCGATCCACGCGCCACCGTCACCGGTGCCGCCTCGGGCGCGCTCCAGTCGGTCACAAACAATTCCAACTCTGCCCCGTCCCAACGCCCCGCATCGAGGTCGCGCGCCGCGATCGCATCGCTCGCGATCGCGCCTTCCAGGTCCATCGTCGCCGCCTCCAGGCTGTCGCTCGTCTCCAGCGCCGACGGCTTCATCCCCGGCGCGGCGCGGTAGAGCAGCCCGCCGACCAGCAAGTCGCGGTCGTGCGAGGTCAGCCCGATCACCACCCCATCGCGCCGCGCCAGCCGCCAGCACCATGCCAGCGTCACCACCTCTTCGCGCAGCCAGTCAGGCGCCGCTGTCAGCATCACGCTGAAGTCCCTTGGGGCGCCCGCACCTCGACCAGCGGCACCGTCGCAATCTCACCCGCCAGAAAGGTCGCGCGGCTCGCCTCCAGCCGATCCTCGGCAAAGCGCACCGGCACATCGAACAGAAATCCGGCGCGCACCGCGGACCCCGCTGCGGGCGCGCCATCGAGCAGCACCTCACCCTCGCCGGTCACGACAAACGCCGCCGTCTCCAGCCCATCGACCGATACCCGCACACTGCCATCGACCGGCAATCGGATCGCGCGCACCTGTTCGGCATCCCCAGCGCCGTACCGCTTCACCAGCGCGAACTGCCGCCGCACCCCGTCGCCAACCCCCAGCATCTGGTCGCCCGCGCTCGGTAACCCGCCATCCGCCGCCGAACTCGCGTCGAAGGGATCGCGAAAGCGGAACGCCCGCGCCGCCCCGCGCCGCGCCCGAAAGAAATCCACCAGCGTCCGCACATCGGCCTCGGACCGGATCCCTGGCCCGGCATCATAGCGCATCCGTGCCTCGGCCCATTCGCTCGCGCGCTGCTCGTGCCCCGATGGCGAGCTCACAATCTGGGTCGAAAATTCGGTCAGGGCCATCGCCTCGCGCCCGATCGCCAGCGGGAAATCCACCGCATCGAAAGCCTGCACATCATCCTCCCCGTCAAACGCCACAAAGCCGTCGCGCGCCACCTGCGGCAGCGCCCACACGAACGCCCGCGCCACCCCCGCCCGCCGCGCCGCCGCTGCGGCATCGGCGATCGCCCGCCATTGCGCGCGGTCCTCTTGGTTCAGGACAAAGCCTGAAAAATACTGCTGCTCATCAACGGGATAGCCCAGGCGGACGACCATCGCCGCGCGCGCCGGCCAAGTTTCCGCGCCGCGCCCTGCGGTCACCCAGTCATAATCTTCCAGCTGCAACACATCGAAAGCGGGCTTGGCCCACCCCAGCGGCACATTGGCGCGCCGCACCTCGGGCGCCGCTGGATCGAGTACGGTCGGCAGAAACACCAGTAGGTAGGATGCAAATCCGCCCACCCCCGCCTCGTGCCGCGCCGCAGCAACTAAGGCCGCGGTCGAAGCCGCCAGCAGCCCACCCAACGCATCGAGCATCGCCCGCTGCGGCCCACTCAACACCCCGCCCACATCGGCAATCGCCACACTCGCGGCCCCCAACGCGCTCGTCGTCGCCCCATCATAACCACAGATTTGACCGCCCGGATTGACCCACCACCACGGCTCGCCGACCTGGAATTTCGCCGCCAGCCCGGCTTCGCGCCCGATCGCGACAAACGCCCGCGCCACCAGCTGCAAATATCCCATCGCCGCCGCATTGGCGGGCGAAAGTAGGGTCGACGGCGGCACCCAGCCGGTCAGCGCCGGGCCGCCGCCCGCGTCGCGCTGCTTCCAGTCGTTCCAGCAATAGGCGTCGAACAATTCGTAGGACAGCGACCAGATGACCCCCAGCCCCGCCGCCGCGCACGCCGCGGCCAGCGCCCGATGCCACTCCCCCGTCGGCCGATTGAGCACCCCGCCCGCCAGGCTGATGTAAAATCCACCGCCCAGCGCCTCGAGCCGCATATAATGGCTCATCCCGACATAATGGACGACGTCGCCGCGATACTCCAGTTGCACGATCTGCCGCACCACCCGCGCCGGGGTCAGATGATAGCAATCGTCATAGCCGTTGGTCATGCCGAGCGCCGTTTCGGGCAGCACCGCATCACCGATCGCCAAAACCGACCCCGATCCCCAACAGGCGATCCCTGTCATCTCCGCCCAGCCCTCGACCGGCGCCGCCAGCACCCCGTCGCCGCCGTCGTAAATCGGCGGCACCAGCGAAATGAACATCCGGTCGATGTCGCCCGCCCACACCGGATCGGCCTCGCCGGGCAACAGAAACCCGCCGTCCAGCGCATCGAAATCCACCGTGACGACCGCATCCTCGGGGGTTCCGACCGCATAATTCCACAACCGCACATACCAGGCACGCGGACTGCCCGCAGCGTCGCGCCCCTCGATCGTCAGCGTTGGCCCGTGCAAGGCATCGAGCGGCTTCACCCCGCCCGACCGCCAGCGGAAGGTCAATTGCGTGCGCCGGAAATCGCGCTTGGTCTCATAGGCGAGCAGCGGATGGTCCCAGCGATCCTCCGCCTCCCAGATCAGCCCCGCCAAATCCTGCTTGCGATAAAACACCGCCTCGACGCGCAATGTCTGCGGTGCCGGATTGGTCACGCTCGCCATCATCGGCCGCGCAAAATCGACCGTCCAGAATCGCGGATCGAACCGCTTCAGCCATCCTTTGCGATGATGCGGCTCCGCCGCCGCCACCAATGCCCAGCCCATCAATCCTCTCCGCTCGCCACCGCGCGCCGGACCGCGCGCGCAAGTTGGCGTCCGGTCTGCGCCAGGCGCTGCGGCTCGCTCCCTGCCTCACCCCGCACATTCACCGTGATCGCAATATGGCGCGCGCCCGCGCCCGCAGCCTCGACCCGCCCGCTTGATGTCGGTACGAACAACTCCGGTCCCCGCTCGCCCACCCGATAGGCGCGCCCCGCACTCACCGGCCCGCCGGTCGCGCGCCCCGGCGCGCCAAACAAAGCCATCGCGATCGACGTCCCCAGCGACAGCAATCCACCGCCGCCCTTCGACCCGCCGCCGCCACCGAGCACCGACCCGATCCCGCCCGAAATCGCCGCGCGCGCAATGTCCGCCATCACCGACAGCGCCAGCCGCTTCAGATCCTCGAACCCCAGCTTGCCGCTGACGATTGCGCGCGACAGCGCATTTTCGATCCGCCGCCCCGCCGCATCGGCGCCCGAACCCAGCGACCCCTCCAGCTCACCGCGCAGCGCCGCAATATCGCGCCGGAACGCCCCGGTGTCGGCGCGCACCGCCACCAGCATCTCGTCGATCTCATCCATCGGGAAATTGCTCCATCATCGCCGCCAAGGCCGGACCGTCGAACGTCGCCACAGCGTCTGCTTCGACCCACCCAACCAGCACCGCCCGCACATCGGCGGGTGTCGCCGCCCAGAAATCCTCCGGCCGCCACCCCGCCAAGCGTGCCATCACACCGAGTAGGGAAAGGGCCGCATCACCCATGCAAGTTCGCGTCACATCAATCCTCCCTGTCGCGCAGCGATGGGGAGGTGGCAGCGCAAAGCGCTGACGGAGGGGCCATGGCGCGACGCTGCCGCCCCTCCACCATCCGCTTCGCGGACGGTCCCCCTCCCCACGGCTACGCCGCAGGGAGGATTTCGGCTCAATCACCGCCCCGACAAGATCTGCCCCAGCAGCACCCGCAGCGCCGGGGTCACCGCCGCCAGCCCCTGTGCCACCACCGCCTCACCCACCGCTTCACGCGTCAGCCCCTCGGGACGATCCCGCACAGTATGCCAGAACAACGAAGCCAGCTCGCTCAGCCCCAACCGCCCGTCCGCCGCCCGCTCGACCAGCGCGAACAATGGCCCCAGCTCGCCCTCCGCCGCGACCAGCGCCGCAAAGCTCGGGCGCAGCACAAACACCCGCTCGCCGACCAGCAACTCCGCCTCGCCGCGCAAGGCATTCGCCGCCGCGCTCACAGGCTCACCACCGCGCCGCTCGATTCCAGATTCAGCGTGTAATTGCGCTCGCCATTATAATCGCCCGCATAGTCCAGCCGCGTCACCAGGAACCGCCCGCGCATCCGCTCACCGCTTTCAAAACTCAGCTCATAATCGTCGATCGTCCCTGCCAGCGCGTGTCCGCGCACCCGCACCTCCGCCGCCGACCCGGTGAAGATCCCCGCCGCGCTGACCGACACCGATCGCACCCCGGCGCCCGACAGCAGCGCGCGCCACCCGCCCGAATCCTTGGTCGTGACGTTCACCGCCTCGCCATTCACCGACAATTGCGTGGTGCGCAGCCCGGCGACCGTCTGATAGGTGGGGGGCGCGGCGCCATTGCCGATCTTGAGCAGAAAAGCGCTCCCATTTTCGATTGCCATCGTTTAATCTCCTCATCAGAAAAACATGCGGAACGGGGAGTCGCAGGATGCTGATTACGACATTGCTTTTGGCCGCCATGGCGCCGGCACCGACCGGTGCGGTCGACACGACGCGCGCCGCCTTCACCAAATGCCTGCGCGACGACATGAAAAAGGCGCTCGAGGCCAAGGTGGAAGAGGTCGAATATGAAATGGCGCTCAAGGCGAATTGTTCGACCGAACGCGACGCCTTTCGCAAGGCGGTGATCGCACTCGGCCGCTCGGGTGGCGATTCGGAAAAGGTCGCAACCGAAGACGCCGACATGCAGGTCGAGGACTATCTCGCCAACTTCACCGACAAGTTCAAAGATTACAAAGCCAACAACTCGCTCCCGGGCGAGTAAGAAAATCCTCCCTGTCGCGAAGCCATGGGGAGGTGGCAGCGCGAAGCGCTGACGGAGGGGCTTTGGCGCAACCGTCGCCGTCCCTCCACCGCCGCCTGCGGCGACGGTCCCCCTCCCCATGGCTACGCCACCGGGAGGATCGCACCTTGGCTCGTCATCCCGCCAAACACCGACACCGCACGACAACTTCGTGCCGCCACCCACCCTCGCGAGCAAAGCTGAACCGCGTCCGCACCACCCGCGCGCTCACCACCGACCAGCCGCCCGCCAGTCCGCGCAGCCCCGCGATCACGGCATCGATCCGCCCTGCGGCCACATCATCGACTGCGCTGCCAACCCCAACCAGCGCCAGCGTCAACCGCACCTCGCGCCCCGCGCGGTCCTTCGTTCCCCAATCAGCTCCCTCGGCGACACCAACCGACACATAAGGCGCGCTCACCCGCGACGGCATCCCGTCGAAAACCCCATGCACCAAGGTCGCCAGTGCGGCATCGCCCGCGAGCAGCGCCAGCGCCTTTGCGCGCACCGCCTGCTCGGCGCCGCTCATCGTCCGCCGCCCAGGCTCAGCACCCGCCACGGCTGCCACAGCGCCGCGATCACTGCCGGCGGCGCCGGATCGGCGCCATCGCGCGCATCGTATAAATGCTGCGTCATCCGCACGATCCCCTGCCGGAGCGCCTCAGGGGCGCCGCTGCCATCCTCGGCGATCCCCGCCCGATAGCTCACGCGCACCCGCTCGGCGTCGCCGGGGGCATTGATCGTCAACCGGCCGCTGCCATCCGGCGCAACCGACAGGCGATAGTCGCCGCTGTCCACGACGGTCTCGCCGCTATCCGCCGCCACCAGCCGCACCGTCTCGACCGCCACAACCGGCCGCACCGTCAACCGCACCGCACCGCCGCGCAGCACCAACACCTCGGTTCCCGATCGTCGTACCAGCCACTGGCCGATAAACGCCTCGCAAATACTCGTCGCGGCGCGCAGCAACTGCCCGACCACCGCGTCATCGACCGCCGCGCCCATCCGCAACCACCCGCGCGCTTCGCTCAGGCTCACCGGGGGTTCCCCCGGCACCAGGCTCATCGTCATCGCCTTGTCTCCATCAAGAAAAGTCAGCGCCCGGCCCGCCCGAAAGGGGACAGCGGGACCGGGCGCCCATCGCGCCAGCGCGAAATCAGCTGGCGGCGAATTTCATCAGTTTGATGGCCTGCGAATCGATGATCGCACCGCCGACCCGTTTGGTTGCATAAAAATGCACGAACGGCTTGTTACTGAACGGATCGCGCAGGATACGCGTCTCACCGCGGTCGGCGACGAGATACCCGGCGCTAAAATTGCCGAACGCGACCGACAGGCTGTTCGCCGCCACATCGGGCATGTCCTCGGCCTCGACCACCGGATAGCCCAGCAGCGTCGCCGCCTGCCCCTCGACCAGCCCCGGCTGCCAGATGAACGCGCCGTCGGTGGTCTTGAACTTGCGGATGCGCGCCAGCGTGTCCGAATTCATCACCCAGCTCGCGCCCTGCCGATAGGGTGCCTTCAGCGAGTGCACCAACTCGACCAGCTTGTCCTGCGGGTTCGCCGCCGGAAACGCGCCCGCCGTCCCCGTCGCCAGATATTGCAGCGACCCGAACGCGCGCACGCTGTCGATCTCGTTCGTCGCCGTGTAGGTCAGGAACCCCTTGGGCCGGTTCGTCCCATTGCCGTTCACGAATGCCGTCCCTTCGGCGACCGCAAACTCGCGGCCCAGCTGGTCGGCCAGCCAGTCCTCGACGTTAAACATCGCATCGTCCAGCATCGCCTGGCTCGCCGCCGGATTGGCGTAGAGCTCGCCCGACGGCGGCACGATTTCGGCAAAGCTGCGCGTCGCCGTCTCGGGGCGCGCCGCGGTCTCGCCGACCCAGCCCGCGCCCATCGATCCCGTCGCGATCAGCTTGCGATACCCGCTCGACCCTGTCTGCACGACCGTCGCGATCGACCGGATCGGCGACAACGACTTCAGCGTCGCCGCGATCGACCCGTCGATCTCGCGCGGCACCGCAAAGCCGCCCTCGCCGCCCGACGCCCCCGACAGGCTTTTCATCTCGACGCCCGCATCGATCCCGCGCCGCAGATAGCGTTCGACAAAGGCGTTTATGTAGCTTACAAACCCACTGCTCAGCCCGTCAGATAACGAACGGCGGAAATCAGCCCCGCAACGAAGGCGCCAGCGACAACAGCGGTTAGCAGCCAGTAATTAGCCGCTTCCGCGCGATCTTTCCAGTTTGGTTCGTGGTTCATCCGGTCGGTGTGACAGGCAGGGATTTTGTAGGAAAGGGATTTTCAGGCCCGGTCGGCCCTGATTTTTGCAAGCGCCTCAATCGCCCGCTTTGCGCTGTCGCCACGAACATTCAGGAATATCGCCGATCCGTTGTATGGCATGACTGAGATATGGGCCATGCGCAGCGCCTGTAACTTATGACCTATCGCTTGGACCTCGTCATATGAAGCGCCGATCCTTTTCGCGATCTCTGAGTATCCCCATGACCTACCTATTGAGCAGAGGGCGATAACCTGCCGTTCCAAATTGGAAAGCGAAAGAGCAAAATCCGCCGCTTCTTCATCGGTCATCTCGCGGATCGGATTCACTTCTGCTTTTCGACCGGCTTATGCTTCACCAGCTTCCCAAGGCGTTCGTCGAAGGCCTTGGGATCGTCGTCGGTTTCGAGGTCGCGCGCGGCTTCCTTGAATTTATCAATCTGCCTTTTTTCCGGCTCCGGCACGGCGCTTCGCCTTCTTAATGAACAGGGTGAAGAATTGCTCTAGCTCATCGACGCTATCGACAGTCATGCCGGAGGGGAACACAATTTTGACGACCCCCTCGTCCACGGTAAAGCGGTCCATTTCCTCATCCGCCGCAACGCTGACGTCCGCCAGCGAATTGGGCGAGAAGGGAAGAACCGGTGGCACGAGCGACTTGGCCCCAACGGGGCGCGCTTTCTCTAGCAAAGTAACATCGGACATTTGAACACCAGCCTGTGACGCCTCCACGAACACCCAAGGAGCATCGATAGCGCGCACTCGCGTTTTCTCGAACACGATCTGCCCGCCACTCTCGACGCAAACAAGGTCGCCGACGGCAACGTCTTGGTCGGGAGGGATGACCAATTCTTCCTCTACGCCATCAGCGTCTTGGACGTTATCAGAATCGGTGAGTCCTGCAAAGGCAATAGTAGCGTCATAGACGCGCAAGAAGGTCTCTGCCGCACTCTGCGTGAACTTGGCCTTTAGAACCAATTCGTCGAGACAAACCTCGTCAATCGGCCGCTTTGCACCCCAAGATGACCAATATGAGGCGATGACCTTGGGGGTGAGCGCAAACTTGCGAATATACTCACGCTTCACGCTGTCCTGTTGGGCACGCAAAAAGTTCCGCCCGTCCTCGGTCAGGCTCGACAAACGCGCAGGGCCAGAGCCAGCGTAATCTACCATACCGAAGGATTTGAGGGCCGCGAGCGTTTGCCCTGCTTGGCTGCTCGCTTCCTTCATCTCCCAAGCGAGGCCGACCTTATTTGCCGGAGTCGGGTGACGCCCGAACTTCTCTTCAAACGCCACCAACCGCTCAATGGCAGTTGGTAAGCCTATGAAAGGAAAGGAGGGACTCCGGTCCTTGGGTGCCTTGTCCGTCGCTGCTGGCGCAGTGGCTTGATCGGTCAT